ATGGAAACTTATGATATATATTTTAAAGAAGGTAATGATTTTGCTAATAAAGGATTTTCATTGAAAGATAAGGCTAAGGCCATTAGAATGGCGGAAGATATGTTGGCTGAACGCAAAGGATATGTGAAGGATTTTGTTGGAGGAACTATTTCCGTAATGTGTAAAGAAACGAAAGAGGAAGTTTGGTCCAAGCCGATAGAGGAGGTTTAATGCAATTTTTACATCTTTTTTTGCCCTGCCAATCATAGAGTTGTGAAATACAGTGCTGTAATTGAAATGGTACGTAGCCGTTAATAGCAGCAACCCTTGGTTGTATTTGTGGTGGATTTGTTATTGGCGGACATGAATATTTCTTTCTCTTCTAGGATATTCGGTATATTTCTCCTTTCATGCTTTTGCCGGACTGATATAGATAATGCCGGGTAGCACTTGATAGGACGATGATTGTTCTTTTACTAAGATGCTTCAGTATGACTTTTTTCCGATCCTATCCATTCTTGACATATAGTTGTTATTCATAGCTAAATACACCGTATTCCCAATGAAGCTTTCTGTGGGGATCCCTTTGGTGTTCGTGTAACTATTGTGACTGTTATTATGCCGATGGGGTATAGTATTGATACAACAATGATTTTTCATAATAACTTTTAACTTATGATTTAGATAGCTCCGACTTGTCACAAATTGGGGTTATCCGCTTGTTATGCTATTAAACTTGGTCAGCTATTGGTTAACAATTTCACGCAACAGTAACTCTTTGGAGTAAAAGTGGCAAATAAATTTTTTGTTCACATGAAAAAAAACTTTCCCAAAAGCTTTGTATTATTGATTTTCTATGTATCTTTGCATCGTTATTATTTCTCGGGGTATTAGCTCATCTGGCTAATTTTTTCTACTTCTTAATCTGCTGTTTGTCACCTATTTATATTTTTCGTTTTCGTTTGATGTTGAAACAATGTTGAAACAAAGGAGATTTTCATGTTAAAGCCGGGCGTAATCCCCGGCTTATGTTGTTTTTTAACTCTTCCCGGATTCCAATCATGTTCTTTAGTTGTTATTGCTAAAATATTGCTAAAACAATTTTCAAATCATTTCAATTCATCAAGCCTGTAACTACTTCCGTCTATAAATATCGAAGTACCAACAGTTGTAAACGTAGCCTTCTCCCTCACCATTCCACCGAGAGAGTTTTTAGCCCCATAATCCAGTTCCCAATTTACTGTGAAATCTCCATCCTTTGTGTATTTTTCGCTGTACACCTTGAAAGATTCAGGGTCTTTTAAGGTATAATCGAAATATGCTTTATACACTTTCCTCCCTTTATAAACAGCTTCATCGCAGGAACTCATACAGAATAGTGCTGACAAGCCTATTATGGTAAATAGAATCTTCTTCATAATCTTATATATTTAGTTTGTTCTTTAATTCGTTGAAAGTATCTGGATTCTCAAAATCTCCCCAACAGTATTTCTTGTATCTGTCCCGGTCGAAGCTGTCTTTTTTCTCATAAACAATCAGGTAATCCTTATCACATAAAACAATCACAGAAGAATTAAGTAATCGGGCGTATGAGCGCGCTTGCAAATATGCTTCTTCTCTTTCCTTGTTATTCCTCATACACAGCTTGGCTTCAATCAACACTTTTGCCCTTTCCTCATTTGGTTTATTGCCATAATGTAACGCATAATCTGGGAATATCCTATGTCCTCTCCCTGCTTGGATTGGTAACTGCCGGATGAAGTCTTTGTTTTCATACCATCCCATAGAGTTAAGCAATGGTTCCAGCAATTGCTGTTCTACATCATGTTCGTACTCTATAATTACGTCTTTGGGCAAGGTTGGGGCATACAATTTTGGCAAAACCTCTATATCAAATCCTTTTGTTTTTATCATCCGAAGTAACTCTGAATAGTTCTCACTGTTAACCGACCAACCATTTACTCCCTGAAAGTTTTTTCTAACAAGTGGGTGTTTGAAAAAATATTCATCAGTTTGTAGTTCTTTCAAAGTAATGTGAGGAATATTTATTCTATTCCCAATATAGATACACCCGTAGTATCGGAATAGAGGGTCTATTACGCCATCCGTAAGCGATATCTCTATGCAAGTGATTGCACTGATTGGGGACGTTTCGTAATGAACAAGAATATCCCCTTTCTTTGTTTCGGGGCTTGACTGCCAGAATTTCGATTCTAAGGATTTATCTTCTTGGTATAACCTGCCGCCAATGAACCAGACTTGTGACGGTTTGGGCATGTCTATTTTCTCGCTTGGGAGATTATTGGGTGCGAAGTCGTATAGGAAAGACCATAGATCTGCTGGAGATAGTCCATTTTCTTTTCTGAACAAATAAAACACCTCGCAAAGTTCCCAATAATACATGCACCTTCCTTTGTAATCAGTTCTTTTGGGAATATTGGGGAGGTCTATGTTAAAGAAATCCGCTATTTTATTCAGCTCGAATATTCGGCAAAGGAACAGGTACGGGAAGAAATATTCTGGGGCGAACTGTGATAAGACATAGGACATCGGCTGGATAATCCCAAGCATATTCTTGAAGTCGTTAGCAGGAAGCCATTGTTGCCCTTCTACCCTTATGCCTAATGTGATAAGTGAAATGTATAAATCTTTTGCTTCTTCCAATGAGCTGGGATGGTCATAATCTGATACACCGTAGCAATATATATTCTCCAACCAATCGTTATATAAATCTTCTGGTATGAAATTAGCGTACGGACAATAATCCTTGAATGAAACATATCCTCCCGCATCGGAAAAGTATTTTATCATCTCTATTCCGATTGTGGTCTGTTTATATAGGTCCCATGTGTATTGGTTGAAACTCATGGCGTTTATTTCATCGTATTCATCCTAATGCTTAGTTTTACTAAAGCTAGTGCCTTAACTGATGCCAAAGGAAAATCTTTGGGTTGATGGTGCTGATTGTAACTTACCAACTTAATCCAATCACCTCCTTTTTCAGATTGATTTATGTATTTTACAGTTAGATATTCTTCACCTTCTACATCTATTGAAACCAAATACATTTCCCCATAAAAAATGTGTTGGATTTCTACGGGAACTTCTTTATAAGCTATAATATCTCCCGATTTCAATAAAGGATACATAGAATCTCCTTTGACATATACAGCACCGTCACATTTCGGTATGTTGGGGATACTTATCTTTCCTAGTATGTTTTGGTCTTTGTTCACCAAAAGAGATTTCAAATTTGCGGCAGCCTCAATGTCATATAGATTAATTATGCCTTCTTCATCTATCCTTTCTATATATTTAGGCTTATTGATAATCGTAACATCTCCTAGTTCAATCTCATCAGCCATTGCCTGTTGGACAAGATCGCCTAGAGACATATCCAAGGCTTTAGATATGATTATCAATTCTGATAGTCTTCTTTTAGATAAATCATCATATCTACCTATATTGGTAGATTCTATGCCTAACGCATCAGCTATTACTTTATTTGTAACACCTTGATTTCTAATTATTTGCCTTAATGTTATCATTTTAGATTAATCAAATTAGACATTATTAACACAGATAATAATCAAAAATGATATACTATATCAAAATTGATAGTATATTTGCATTATCAAATTAAACTGATACAAAGAAACGAAGATTAATTCAGATTTCAAATAGTATAAACATATTAAAATACACGATTATGAGAACAAGAGAATTTTTACACGAAGTAATGAGCCTTGCTTGGCAGTTCGTTAAGCGTAATGGCTACACCATGAGCGAAGCAATGAAGGTCGCTTGGGCTAATTTGAAACTGAAAGGTGAGATGAAGAAGAAGATAGTGAAGTTCTACTTCAAAAAAGTGGACGGTTCTGTTCGTGAGGCATACGGTACACTAAATGAAAAGCTGATGCCTGCCATCACTGGTACTGACAATAGAAAGAAGAATGATACCGTCCAGACTTACTATGATACTGAACGCCAAGAATTCAGATGCTTCAAAAAAGCTAATCTGATGTCAATCGCATAAAAGATATGGATATGAATGCTTACACGATTAACCAGCAGTTGGATAGCCTTTATAAAGATTTAGAGGCTGCCCATAACAATGATGAAGAGGCTGTCTGCCTGATGTTCAATGCTGATAGCAAAAAAGAAGCTATCCAGTTGATAACGGATGAGATAGACAGTTTGGAAGATGCCTTAAAAGGTTTTGAAACTTGTGAAGATGATGGCATGGACTACGATGCTCTATGCCGGGTACAAGGTATCAGCCGATACGCATAATACACGATTATGCAACGCACGACAGCCCTACAGACGGATTGAACGGCAACCGATAGCGAGAATCGGGTAGGGTACTATTGATTGGTTCTTTGACATATTGATACGATAAAAAGATATATTTCTGCGAAGGCACGTAAGCGAAGCCAGTGATGGTGGATAGTGGTGGGTGCAAGTGGAACGGAATTGACACCGATAGCAACCGAGGATAAGCCGACAATGGGCGAATGGTTGTATATGTCTGATGGTGGTAAAGCCACGAAGTTGAAATGATTTTTACTTTCAGCACGCCAATTTGTCTTTAGCGTGGTGAGTATGCTTGGTTAGGCACAAGTATCGCTGAAAGGTCTTATAGTCTGTACTGAACTGAAATAAGGTTCTGCTATTCGATTAGGGTACAGATACTTATTTAAATTTATACGATTATGAAAACAATCCAATTCGTTTTATCTATATTGGTTAGTATATGTGCTGCCGGTATGCTTTACGGGGCTATTACTACTTACAGTCCTATGAAAATATTCTCTATCACTATAATGAGTGTTATATGTGTAGGGTGTGTGTCGCTCATGAGAATAACTTATAGAGAACTTAAAACAGACCGCTAAAAGGTAGTCCTATAATCCGGCACAAGGCGCATGGGGATGAGTGCACAATCACCTTGTAAACCAGCTGGGCGGTAATTTATGAAGTAGCATTGTTGGAATGCGTGTAAGCGATTAATTGTTGGTATTAACTTATATTCTAATTTATATATTCATTTAGCTTACAAGAAGTAGGTTCGACTCCTACCTTTTTAACGACATTTTAAATTTATACGATTATGACAGTGGAAGAATTAAGAGGCATGACGCATGAAGATTTAGTAAGGCGTGTGCAGGAACTGGAAGAGGCTAACGAGAAATTAGCTGAAGAGAAAAATACATGGTATAAATCTTGGAGTGATTTGAAACAGAAGTTTGATCATTTCAAAAATGCGGTTAAAAGCATTGTTCTGATAATAGATTAGATATTCGTGTTTTATATTGTGTTTGTACTGGGTGTGCCGTCCGTGAGGATAGTGCACCTTTTTTAAAAAAGGATGGTTAGCTTATCGGTTAGAGCTTCGTATTGCGCAAACAATTGGCACGATTGAGAGGGGTTCGATTCCCTTACCATCCACGAATCATTAATTAAATTTTACTCTTATGGCAAAAGAACTGAAAGAAAGAACAGAAATTAAGAAAAAGCTGAAAAAGAAGAATGACAGAATCAGCTTTGACTTTAGCGACAAACTTGCCGGACAGCTTCGCAGGTGTACCGCTGATCTTAACAGGCTGGCAAGGATTGATCGGATAATAGACAAGAAGCAAACTTTGTATTCGGTGGACACTAACAGGGAAGCCGGATATATTGAGGTTATTCGCAATTATTAATCAGCTGACTTACACGATTATGAAGAGAGTTTTTAATGAACTTACACCTGAATGCGAGATTACGGCACGAATGTATGCACAAGGGTATGAGAAAAAAGAAATTGCAAACCTCAAATGCCGAGCGGTCAGCACGATAAACAACCAACTGCAAAGAGCTTTTGAGATTTTGAACGTAAGGAACGGCAGAGAACTGGCAACCATGCTATATGAGAGAATAGCTGGTATGAAGTTCACGATGGACTTTTCACCTACTATTAGGTCGGCTGTTGCTTTCTGCCTGTTGTGCATCTTTTCTTTTTCGCTCTATCACGAACAGGGCGATATGAGAAGGGGACGAAGAACGAGAGTTGAACGAATTGAAAGAACTGGACGGTATGGAGGTAAGACTTGAATTATTTGAATTTAAAAATATCTGCATGGACATGGCGGAGCTTGGTGCAGCTGCCAGTGAGAAGAAACGGTCTCCTGTATCTGATGAAATCAAGCAAAGAGAAGCGTTCAGATGGTTAAAGACACTTGGGTATGAACCTAACTTTTTGGAAAAGTTAGAGAAAGAAGGATTGGTGCATAAGAAAAGAAAAGGCTCATCCAGAAATTCTCCTATCATATATTCCAAGTTCGAGATACAATCCGCTATTAATGCTTTTAAAATGAGTAAATATCTGAACAAATAACCCTATAAAATTTACGATTATGTCACTGATTAAGAAAAGTAATGAATTAGTTATCCCGACCACCGTGAAGATGATGATTTACGGTCAAGCCGGAATGGGAAAGAGTACGGTAGCATTGAGCGCACCGAAACCGCTGCTGTTGGACTTCGATAACGGCGTGAAGCGCATGAACATGGCGCACTTGGAGAATATAGACACGGTACAGGTCACTTCATGGAGCGATGTTCAGCAAGTTCTTCAAGAGGACTTGTCCGCTTATCAGACCATTGTAGTAGATACCATCGGCAAGATGATGGACTTCATCATTACTCACAAGTGTGGAACCCGCCAGCCGTCCATCCGTGATTGGAGCGGTATCAATGCAGAGTTTTCATGGATGACACGAACACTTTCGGGGCTTAACAAGCACATCATTTTCGTTGCCCATCGCGACACAAGAAAAGAAGGTGATGATACGGTGTTTATCCCTGCCTTGCGTGAAAAATCCTACAACTCTATCGTTACTGAACTGGATTTGCTCGGTTATCTTGAAATGAAAAGCGAAAGAGGCGTCCAAAGACGTACTATCACTTTTGACCCAACTTCAAGAAATGACGGTAAGAATACTTGCAATCTTCCTTCAGTGATGGAAGTTCCTACCATCCTTGACAAGAATGGTAATCCAACCGCAAAGAACGACTTTATCACCGCCAAGATAATCAATTCGTATTTGGGTATGCTTGCTGCCAAGAAAGAGGCACAGGAAAAGTATGATAAAGTTATTGAAGAGATAAAAGAACAGATCGAACTTATTACGGATGCGGAATCTGCCAATAATTTTATCGCGCAAATAGATAACTTTGAGCACGTTGGTTCTTCAAAGCAAATGGCGGCAAAGTTGGTAGCTAACAAAGCGAAGTCTTTGAATCTGAAACTTAATTCAGAAAAGAAATATGAACCAGCAGCCTAAATATCGTATTTACGCAACGCTTCTTGATGCCTTTGGGGCATATCTGAATAGTGATGTGATTTGGGATAAGTACTGGGGGTGGTCAGAAAATCCACCCCATACTCCTGAAGAATTTCACGAACAACAGTTTCAAGAACTGATAGACCGTATCAACCGCAAGCCATTCGATAGCGAAGCGGCAGACAAGGGAACAGCCTTTAATGAGGTTATTGACTGTATGGTTGAAAATCGGAAATCTGAAACTGTGCAGGTTGAAAAGATATATAAGGTAATACGCGAAGGAGCTTGTGACGAAACAGGTAAACCTTTGTATTACGATGAGGTTCAGACCAACGAGGTTATAGGTTTGAAAGCTACCTATAATAATCGTGTTTTTACTTTCCCAATCTCACTTTGCCGAGAGTTTTCCGGTTACTTCAAAGGAGCATTAACCCAACAAAGAGTAGAAGCGATTATTCCAACCGCATACGGCAATGTTTTGGTTTATGGGGTAATTGACGAGCTGATGCCGGCCAGCGTCCACGACATCAAAACAACCGGTAGTTATACCGTGGGAAAGTTCAAAGATCACCACCAGCATTTAGTATATCCATACGCTTTAATGAAGAACGGTTCTGATGTACGGACATTTGAGTATAACATTGTGGAGTTCAACAAAGGCGGTTATGTGGTAGATACCTATACAGAAACATACGTTTTCAATCCTGAACGTGATATTCCTATTCTTACTAATCATTGTGAGGAATTTATCCGGTTTTTGGAAGAAAACAGAGAACTTATAACCGATAAAAAGATTTTTGGAGGAGAAAATTAATGGCAAACCAAATAACCGGACGGATAATCGAAATTGGACAAACCGTTCAAATACCATCCAAAAACGGTGGTTCCTCATTTACAAAACGGGAGTTTATTTTAGATGCTACTACTTACGACCCTTATACGGGAGAGCGTAGCGAGTATGAGAATGTTATTCCCTTAGAGTTTTCAGGCGATAAGTGTGCAGAACTTGACCGCTTTAATCATGGTGATGTTGTCACTGTATCATTTATGATACAAGGTCGTTCTTGGACGAATCAGGACGGAGAACTCAAACGTATGGCATCTATCCGGTGCTACAAAATAGATGCGCGTGGTGGTGTATCGCAATCCCAACAAACAACATCGGTACAACAGCCAGCGCCACAGTCGACCTATCAGCAACAGCCACAGAATTTCCCGCCTCCGGTTGATGTTAATGGCAATGTAAAGGACGATTTGCCTTTTTAGCGTATGTTGTTCGACTTGAAGAATGAATTTCAAATACCCAAGTTCAAGGAGTATGTAAACAAGCTGTTTAGTGAACGTGCGGTGGTGGAAGTGAAAAAGAAACTACCTAACCGCACGCTTGCCCAAAACAGCTACTTGCATCTTCTTTTAGGGTATTTCGGTAGTGAGTACGGTTGCAGTCTCGACGAAGCAAAAATTGATTTTTATAAGAGGACTTGCAACCGTGATTTGTTTGAGAGAAAGACGGTCAACAAGAAAGGTAAGGAAGTAACTTACTTAAGAAGTTCTGCCGAGCTGACAACAGGTGAAATGACCTTGAGTATTGACCGTTTCCGAAACTGGAGCGCATCTGTGGCAGGTATCTATTTGCCTGCCGCTAACGAACAACAGATGCTTATCTACGCACAACAAGAAATTGAACGTAATAATGAATTTATTTAAAAATTGAGATTATGAAGAAAAGAAAATTTCCCCAAGATGTAGCAAGATTCTTTCATCCTGAAAAATCAATCAACCCTAAATCCAGCGGTATTCACCAAATAGAGAAAGCCTCTCAAAGAAGCTATATTCCAGTTTATAATACTATGGGTACTGCAAGAAAGGTTTACAATGAGTTTGGCAAAATAAGTTATAGATAATATGGACAAATTTTTAGGACAAGACATTCCTGAACAGGAACGATGGCAGTTTCTTCAGGACAATGCCGATGCAGTGGAGAAAATCGGTTATACTCACCGATTCACACCCGAAGAATTGGCGCAAAAGAAAGAAACATTAGCTGAAGTATCAATCACCATCAATGATATTGAGATAGAAAAGAAAGAGGCTATGGACGAGTTCAAAGAACGTCTGAAACCTTTGAACGAAGAAAAGCAGGAACTTTTGGACCACATTAAGAGAGGTTCTGAGTTTGTAGAAAATGAAGAATGTGCCAAAATCCTCTATCACGAGGAAAAGATGGCAGGATTCTACAACAAGCTGGGCGAACTGGTTTATAGCCGTCCCATTATGCCACAGGAGATGCAAAAGACAGTATTCAGTATTAACCGTAAAACAGGAACAGAATCATGAGTGAAAACAAAATCAACCTGGTAGTACCGAAGGATTATAACGGTACGCCAATCGAAGTAGTATTACGTGAAGGTAAAGCACCCGTAGCACTTGACCCGAAAGAACCGGAAAGAGTGATTATCAGTGGAACTATTGATGCACCTTACAGATGGCTGGAGAAGCGTGTCGAACTGATCAATCAGAAATCGGCCAATATCATCGTAAACCGTGACAAGATGGGACTGGCTCTGACTATTGATGAAACCAACTACTATCAGACTGAAATTAGTGGAGTATTACAAGCTTCCAAGGAAATGCTGGAGTTCGGTATCAACACCGACAAGAAATGGGAACCTATTAAATTATCCCAATTCTTCAAGATGCACCGTGCTTTCTTCAAGGATAAATCTGAAAATATGATGCTGGTTTCTACTTTGAAGAACTTCAAGGCAAAAGTTAATCAGGACATCGAACGCAGCAAGGAAGAAAACGGAAGCAAGACGGACAATTATTCTCAGGTTGTTGATTCTAATCTTCCGAAATCTTTCAAACTGAATATCCCCCTGTTCAAAGGATTTGCCTGTGAAGAAATCGAGGTTGAAATCTATGCAGATGTAGATGGCCGAGACGTTTCCCTTTCTCTCGTGTCCGCCGGGGCCAACGAGGCCATTGAAGAATACAAAAACAAGGTGATTGACGAACAGATTGAAGCAATCAAAGGTGTTGCACCTGACATCGTAATCATCGAAATCTGATTGATTATGGAATACATACCCGACTGGTACGTCCCACCACAGTCTGATTGATTATGGACTGGGGGAACGATTATCCGGAAGAACCGGATGAATACGAATTTGACGATTTTAATTTTGAATGAGCCTACCTTGAATGGTCTTATAGGGCGCAAAGGTTTATGCGGGTTCGATTCCCGTTGCGCCCACGCACATACATAGTGCTCTGAGTGTGTTTTTCATAGTATTGTCCGCAAGCCTAGCCGGGGTTACGCCAATGGCACCGTGTCGGAACTGCGGACTCAATGGTATCGTGGCGGAATTGGTAGACGCTATGTAGACTTTCGAGATAGGTTCGTAAATGGGAGGATATGGATTTTCAATCAAAACACCTATCATGCAGGTTCGAGCCCTGCCGGTACCACAAACTAAAATATAATTATATGGAAAAGATTTTTGATAAGGATTTTAGAAATGAATTATTCTGCTGTTTGAAAGAGTCTGGAATGAAAGATGAAGAAGTAAGTAGGATAATTAAAAAACGCTACAAGGAGGCATTGAAGAATGCTGTTATTAAACGATTAAATACTGTTGTAAAAGCAATCAAAGAGGATAATCTTGAAGAAATAAACACCATTGTAGATAATAGTCCTTCAGGTGATGGCTATGGTTGTGATAATTGCTATATCTCTTTTAAAGATATTACTGATTGCGAAGATATTGGAGACGTTATAAATGCTTTGAGATAATGGATGAATTACTTACTGGTAAGATTTGTCCTTATTGTGGCAAACCAACTGAATTTGTAGATAGTTCTGTAATCTACGGGCGTTCATACGGCATGATTTATCTCTGTCGGGATTGTAGGGCTTATGTAGGTGTACATAAAGGGACAGACCAAGCATTAGGGCGTTTGGCAAATGCAGAACTGAGGGAAGCCAAGAAAGAAGCCCATTTCTATTTTGACCAGATCGCCAAGACCAATCTTATAAACAAGATTTGGAAGAAGCATATCCCAAATACATCGAATAGGAATAAGGCTTATTTGTGGCTATCCATTCAATTAGGGGTACCACGTGAAGTTTGTCACATAGGTATGTTTGATGTGGAAGACTGTAAGCGAGTTGTTGAACTATGTAAACCAATAATAGAAGAATATGGAAACAAAAAAAGTAACTAAAATCGTTTACATCGCTAATGATGGAAAAGAGTTTCTTACAGAAGAAGAATGCAAGAAGCATGAAAAGTATGTGAAAGAGATTTTGCGAAATATTTCCTATTTCTGCATCCGTTGCCACCCTGATTTAACTGAAACAGGAAACTATATGCATAAAATATATGCAGCAGTCCTTTCTAAAAATGGATTGTTCAGTAAGGAAATCGCATTTCAATGGGCTTTGAAGAAGTTTGGTACTTACTTAGGGGAAAGCGTAATGGGATATGGTTTCCAACCCAATTTTAATGTAAGTGAAGTTTCTAAAGAAGAATATGAAGAATGTCCTGCTACTGTATGGGGAGGCACTCCATTAAAAAGTGAAAAGATATTTTTAAGTCCTCAACAAGTAGATGGATTTCCAAAGAATATTGATTACATAAAAGAATGGGGATTCAAATAATGCCGTATTATATCAAGAAACCAAAAAAGAAGAAAGAAAAGCCTTTGCCGTTATTTGACAAGGCAGGTATCAAGATTAAGAAGAAGCCGGATTTAGTGGCCAAACTCGACAAAGTTTTCAGCCGCTATATCCGGCTTCGTGATTGTATGCCAAACGGGTATTTCCGTTGTATCTCATGCGGCCAGATAAAGCCATACGCACAGGCCGATTGCGGACACTTCCATTCGCGCCGCCACATGGCCACACGCTTTGACGAGGACAACGCCCACGCAGAATGCCGGGCGTGCAACCGATTCAGTGCTGACCATCTGATACAATATGAAAAGAACTTGAAGGTCAAAATCGGTCAGCAACGTTTCGATAAGCTGGCATGGAAGGCCGGACAAACAAAGAAATGGAGTGATTTAGAGTTAATGGAACTCACAAAGTATTATAAGGCTTTGGGAGATAAGTTGGGTAAGGAGAAAGGACTATGAATGAATTAAAGCCCGGAACATTCGTAATGATGGTAAAAAACGAGGATGGATCATTTTCTCCCGTTGGGATGAATAAGGAACAAGCATACATTGTGCTTTCTTTTTTAAACCGTTTGAGTGAGGACGAACCGATTATCGTAAAAGACAACGAGAAATATGTACAAGCTACGTGATTATCAACAAAAGACTAGTGATGCAGCGGTAAATTTCTTTGCCAACAAAGCCAAGAAGAACAATGCCATCATGGTGCTGCCGACTGGGGCAGGGAAGAGTCTGGTAATAGCCGATATTGCTAGCCGCCTTGAAGGGCATACGCTGGTATTTCAACCTAGCAAGGAAATACTCGAACAGAACTATCTGAAGCTCTGTTCGTATGGTATTCTGGACTGTTCCATATATTCCGCATCATTTGGGCGGAAAGAGATTTCAAGAATAACATTCGCTACGATTGGTAGTGTTGTCAATCATCCTGAGCTTTTTCAGCATTTCAAGAATATAATTATAGATGAATGCCATCTGGTTAACCCGAAAGAAGGAATGTATAAATCATTTCTTTCTATGCTGAAGTGCAAGGTGCTTGGATTGACGGCTACACCTTACCGTCTTTCATCAAGCAGGGATTTTGGCAGTATGTTGAAGTTTATCACCCGGACCCGGCCTTGTGTATTCTCTGAGGTCATTTATCAGGTTCAAATTTCCACCCTTTTGGATATGGGTTATCTGTCAAAACTGAATTATTATGAAATGAACCCTTTAGGATGGAATGAACTTAATCTGAAGGTGAACACGACCGGAGCCGACTACACAGACAAGTCTGTCGTAAAGGAGTATGAGCGTATCGATTTTTACGGGTTTCTGGTCAGCATTGTGCAAAGACTAATGAACCCTAAAAGCGGGATAAAACGAAAAGGTATATTGGTCTTCACGAGGTTTTTGAAAGAAGCTGAACGCCTTACCTGGTCTATTCCCGGAGCGGCCATCGTTTCAGGAGAAACCCCAAAGAAAGAGCGAGAGAGTATTCTTGAGGCATTCAAGGCCGGAGAAATTCCGGTCGTGGCCAATGTCGGCGTACTTACTACCGGATTTGATTACCCAGAACTGGATACGATTGTCATGGCACGTCCTACGATGTCTTTGGCACTGTGGTATCAAATAGTCGGTCGTGCTATCCGTCCGCACCCGAGTAAAGAGGCCGGATGGATCGTTGACCTTTGTGGAAACAAAAAACGATTTGGAGAAGTGAAGGATCTTCGCCTTGTTGATAGTGGAAATGGTAAATGGGCAGTGTACTCTAATAACAGGCAGTTGACTAACGTAAGATTCTAAAACTATGGAAGAAGGATTTTTGAGGCTAAGCCGCAGGTTTTTCTCGAATGAAATGTGGAATGAAGCCCGTACTTTTAGCAGTTGCGAAGCGTGGTTAGACTTAATTCAGTCTGCACGATTTGAGGTAACGCCCCGAAAGGAGAGTATCGGAGGTCGAGAAATCTCTTATTCAAGAGGTCAATATCCTGCATCCATAAGATTTCTGTCACAGCGTTGGAAATGGTCTGAAAAGAAGGTGCGTTCCTTTCTTGTGCATCTTAGAAAGAAAGGTATGATAACTGTTGAGTGCAATCAAGGAATGAACCTTATAACCTTATGTAAATATGAAGAATATAATCCAATGGGCACAACCAAGGGCACAAGTAAGGACACAGGTATTGAAAAGGAAATCAATGAATTAAGACACGAATGGGCACAACTAAGGGCACAACTTGGGGCACAGCCCATGAACAACAATCTACCGCAATCCGAACTTTTACAAAAATCAGGGCACACAGAGGGCACAAATACAAAGAAAGAAGAAAGAGAGTATATAGATATATCTCTACATCAAAAGAAAGAAAATACTCCTGACGGAGTATCAAAGAAAGCCAAGCTTTCTTCGCCATCCCCCTCTGAAAAGATTGATTACAGCGGATTGATGGAATACTATAATACCACATTCAAAGACAGACTCCAGCAGATAAGATCAATGACTGATGTGAGAAAAAAGGCTGTAAAAGCCCGGATAGCCCAATATGGGAAAGAGTCAGTGAGGAGTGTTTTCAATCTCATTCTTCAATCCCCGTTCTTACTTGGAGCTAATGACCGCAATTGGAAATGCGACTTTGATTGGATTTTCAAACAAGCAAACTTTACTAAAATATTGGAAGGAAACTATAATGGGACAAGACTTAGTAAAAATCAACAGGATAGCGAGCAGCGAAAACGTGATTCAGTTCTTGCAGTCGCTACAACCGTTAGAGAAGCTGCCGCAAAAAAGAGAAAGGAACTTGAAGCAGAGGGCGTTATTGAATAAATATCCCGATCCTGCACAATTCATTCTTGATTACAACCCTGATTTGCAGTTCAAACTTGTCAGATGTAATGCAACCCATTCAGAACTGGCGTTGAATGACAGCATTCCGAGTTTAGGGCTATTGTCTTCTACTTATGGGGATGAAACACCGATAGAATGGCTAAAGATACAATTTGGTTCATTGAATGACTTTGCAGAAGTTTCAACCAAGATAGCGAAAGAGCAACTTTCTGAACTATCGGAGATATTCCTTTCGGAGTATTATTATATAAATGCCGCTGAAATCTGTTTTTTCATAGCACGGTTTAAGTCAGGGAAGTATGGGCGGTTCTACGGTTCAATAGATCCATTGAAAATAACAAGTGCGATGCTGGACTACGTTTCTGAACGTCGGAAAGATATTGAACGGAAAGAGCGTGAACGATACAGAAACCAACGTGAAAAAGAGATAGAGGAGCGTGGAGATAACAGAATCTCTTATGCTGAGTACATTGAAATCAAGCACCGTGCTGATGCAGGAGATGAGGAAGCTAGAAAAATGCTGATATCACCATGAGAATAACCGTTTACTGGGTAACAAGAAATCCGGATGTTATCGTAAGAATCCGGAAAAAGTTCAATATCCCAAGTTATACTTCCGTGAACTACGAAACAGAATGTGAAATCAAGAATGAAGACTTTCCACTGTTAGAAGAAACAGAACGAAGGGGATTCATTCGAATTAGAAATAAGAATACACGATTATGCAAGGAACAGACAAACTGAATACGATAACCAACATCGTATTTGTCCTCACGGACGTTTTAGAAACCAACCTTCTAGAAATGCAGCAGCAATACAAGAAAGAAGGCTTTGAACTCAGACACGATTCAAAAAGAAACTTCAACACAGCCATAGCCGCGATAAAGAGATTGAAAAGTGATGTGAATCATTGCAGCGAATCCACTCAGGAAAACTTCGGCAATGATTCTGACATGGTGAACGCCATGTTGCTCACACTGATTGACAGATGCGGTGATGATGACAACCTCGCTTATAAGATGTACGAATACATTAAATCTTTCCCGTCCAAACTGAATCTAGACTTGGATTTGGATAATGCGTTCAGCCACCTGTTTAAAAAGGAGAAGTTATGAAATCGCAGAAAGACATCTTAAAATCCATTGAAGGTCTGTCCGATATAGAACTATTTGTTATTGATCTCTTTTGTGGCGCTGGTGGCTTATCCGAAGGTGTGGAAGCAGCACGATTGGATGGAAATAAATGTGCAAAAGTTGTTTGTTGTGTGAACCATGACAAGAATGCCATTCTTTCACATGATGCCAATATCCCTGATGCACTTCACTTTATTGAGGATATCCGTACACTGGAACTTTCCCCGATAAGCACTATTGTAGAACGTATCCGTCAGCTATACCCTGATGCCATGATAATGCTTCATGCCTCTTTGGAGTGTACTAACTTCTCGAAAGCCAAAGGCGGTCAGCCGAGAGATGCCGACAGCCGAACGTTGGCAGAACATCTCTTCCGTTATATTGATGTTATAGACCCTGACTACATTCAGATTGAAAATGTAGAAGAGTTTATGTCATGGGGAGATATGGATGAGAATGGGAAACCTATCAGCATGGACAAAGGCCGGCTTTATCAAAAGTGGGTGCGCAATGTCAAGAAGTACGGTTACAACTTTGAGCACCGCATCTTAAATGCTGCCGACTTCGGTGCCTACACCACAAGAAAACGCTTCTTCGGCATCTTTGCTAAAAAGAACTTGCCGATAGTATTCCCAGAACCGACCCATTGTAAAGGTGGTAGGCAAGATATGTTCTCGCGGCTGGAGAAGTGGAAGCCGGTAAAAGATGTGCTTGATTTCTCTGATGAAGGAACTACCATCTTCAGGGAAAAGCCTCTTGCAGAGAAAACGCTTGAACGTATCTATGCTGGACTTATCAAGTTTGTAGCCGGAGGAAAGGATGCTTTCCTTTCCCGTTACAATACGGTTCGCCCTCAAGACACATGCAAATCAGTTGATGAACCATGCGGAGTGTTGACTACTGAAAACCGCTTTGCAAAGGTACAGGTAAGTTTCCTCTCCAAACAGTTCAGCGGACATCCCGAAAGCAAGAATGTGTCTGTAGAAGAACCGGCAGGTGCAATCACCTGCAAAGACCACCATGTTTTTGTTTCTGCTTATTATGGAAATGGACATAATCATTCGGTAGACCTTCCAGCTCCAACGGTCACAACGAAGGACAGGATGGCTTTAATTGAAAGCCGATTTATGTGTTCTTATAACTTTAAGGATACAGGAAAGGATATTAATCAGCCTTGTCCTACACTTCTGACTAAAGACAGACTTTCCCTTGTATCTCCATTTTTTATGAATCAATATTCTGGAGGTGGTCAGGTGTCTGATATAAACTCGCCATGCCCCGCTGTTACCACAACACCGAAACAAAACTTGGTAACATACCAGCCGTGGATAATGAATACTGCATTCTCAAATGTAGGTAGCAGTATAGAGGAACCCTCCCAGACCATTACCGCAAACAGGAAATGGCACTATCTGATGAATCCACAGTTCAACAGTGCTGGCGGCTCTGTTGATAGCCCCTGCTTCACATTAATAGCCCGCATGGATAAGATGCCGCCTTATCTGGTAGCAACAGAAAGCGGTCAGGTAGCGATTGAAATCTACAACAATGATAGTCCTATGACCGTGAAGATAAAGGAGTTCATGGCACTGTATGGCATAGTGGATATTAAAATGCGGATGCTTCGCATTCCGGAACTCAAAAAGATTATGGGATTCCCTGAAGATTATGTTTTAATAGGCACACAAGCTGACCAAAAGAAATTTATCGGGAATGCGGTGGAGGTTACACAAGCGAGAAAAAATACTGAAGCACTTTGCAAAGTATTGAGAAAGTTGAGATTGAAGAAATCAAAAGAAATAGCTTAATGGAAAATGGAAAACTTATATTAGATGCCTGTTGTGGCAGTAGAATGTTTTGGTTTGACAAATATAATCCTCTTGCCTTATTTGTTGACAAACGTTCGGAAACACTTACGGCCAAGGACAGAGATAAGATTAGGATAATAGAAATAAGACCTGATATAGTGGCTGATTTTACCAACTTGCCATTTGAGGATAGCTCTTTCTACATGGTCGTGTTTGACCCGCCACATTTGAAAACACTTGGCAAAACATCATGGATGGCAAAGAAATATGGTAGGCTTCCGGATAATTGGCAAGAAATGATAAAAAGCGGTTTTGATGAATGTATGCGTGTCCTAAAGCCCAACGGGACATTGGTATTCAAATGGAGTGAGAGTGAAATAAAAGTCAATGAAGTTTTATCCATTATACCTTATAAGCCTTTGTTTGGGCATACCACTGGCCGACAAAGTAAAACGATATGGATGTGCTTTATGAAATTGCCAATTAACTAATAACTGATTAGAAAGGAATCAAATGATAATAGCATGGTTTTCTTGCGGTGTAACATCCGCAGTAGCTTGTAAGATAGCATTGAACTTGTATAACGATGTACAACTCTATTATATCGAAACAGGTTCCGGGCATCCAGATAATGTCCGATTTATCTCAGATTGCGAGAGATGGTACGGGCGGCCAATTCATACCATTCGCAGCGATAAGTATCTTAACGTAGAGGATGTGTTGGCTAAGAAAAGATTTATTAATGGTCCTACTGGTGCAGCTTGCACATTCGAATTAAAGAAACAAGTCCGTTACAAGCTGGAAAAAGAGTTGGGAAATTGGGACGGTCAAGTCTGGGGATTCGACTTTGACCCGAAAGAAATAAACCGTGCTGTCCGCTTTAAACAGCAATATCCTGATACAAAGCCGTTGTTCCCACTTATCGAGCGACAGATAACCAAGCAAGATGCAATGGGAATGCTTTGGAAAGCTGGCATTGAAATCCCTGCCATGTACAAGATGGGTTACAATAACAATAATTGTATCGGTTGTGTCAAAGGTGGAATGGGCTACTGGAATAAGATACGGAAGGATTTCCCGAATGTGTTTGATCGGATGGCTAAAATTGAACGAGAAGTAGGAGCAACGTGTCTGAAAGACCAATCTGGAAAAATATTTCTTGATGAGCTTTCTCCTAACCGTGGAGAAATGCCGGAAGAGATGATACCGGATTGCTCTCTTATATGCCAAATAGAATTTCAAGAATTACTTGACCGGCAGGTAGAACGAGTTTTAAAAGGAGAAATCAGTATTAATGATGTAACCTAATTAGCTTCAAACAAATTAGAAATGAATACAACTTTTGAAAAATCGGCTAATAGTACCGATGAATGGTACACACCGAAAGAAATTATAGACGCATTGGGTGAATTTGATTTAGACCCATGTGCCCCAGTAGCCCCCCCCTATAAAACGGCAAATGTCATGTACAACAAAAATGACGATGGATTAAAACAGGAATGGAAAGATCGCGTTTGGTTGAACCCACCTTATTCCCGTCCTCTTATAGAATGTTTCGTTAAACGGATGGCAGAACATGGAAACGGCATTGCTTTACTTTTCAATCGTTGCGATTCAAAGATGTTTCAGGATGTGATATTCGAGAAGGCAACGGCAATGAAATTCTTGCGTAACCGAATCAGATTCTTTCGTCCAGACGGAACTCGTGGAGATTCTCCCGGCTGTGGTAGTATTCTCATCGCTTTTGGTGAGGATAATGCGGAGGTAATAAAAACTTGTGATATTGCAGGTAAGTACGTTAGAATAAATTAGAGCAAAACTGAACAAAAATGAGTAAAACAACAATTTATTATCTATTCCTAGTAGCAATGTATATGCTGCTAGGATAGGTGGAAAGGAGAGATATGAAACAGACAGTAGAAGAAGCAGCATACGATTATGCTACTAATAAAACGAAGTTCAGAAAAGACGTTCTGAAAGAAGTTGACGCGGATACCTACGTTTCACGTCATGCTGATAGTATGGAAGATTTTCAATGTGGTGCAGAGTGGCAGTCAAAGCAATCGCCTTGGATTAACGTTAAAGAAAGGTTGCCGGAAGAAGAACAAAAAATCTTCGTTTTGACAATGGGTTATGGCGTACCATATATTCAAAAAGAAACGTTTCGTAGAAGCAACAATTTAGATATAAAGGGAATATGGACTCACGGAAACAGTATCGTGTTGGCATGGCTTCCTATTCCGTCTTTCGATGATATATTAAAGAACAACAATAAAAAATGAAAGCAATAACCATAAAACAGCCGTGGGCCTCTTTGATAGTCCATGGTATTAAAGACATTGAGAACCGTACTTGGAGCTGCCCTAAGAAATACTTAGGGCAGAGGGTACTGATTCATTCAAGCGGTAAACCTTTGAATTATGATAATTTCTATGATTCAATACTTACCAATGAGCAGTTATTGGCATTACCGGAAAACAAAGAGTGGAAAGATTTTAGTTTTTGTACAGGCTCCATAATCGGAAGCGTCGAGATAATAGACTGTGTACAAAACCATCCTTCCATCTGGGCAGAGAAAGGAGTTTATAACTGGGTACTAGCTAACCCTATTCTCTACGAAAATCCAATTAAGGACGTGAAAGGCAAATTATCCTTTTGGGATTATCCCGGTATCAAAGAGGTAAAGATAGAATGTCCGGAATGTGGCAGTATAGAAATAGCTGTTGAGGACTATACAACGGCACCATTCCCAACTTATTTGCATAGGTGTAATAAGTGTGAACATGTGATTATAGAAAGTGAGTGGAAGGAGGTAAAACTATGAGAGATTTTTATGAACTGATAAACCAATATCCATGGACTACTATTTTTCTTGCTATTTTCATTTATGAAGTGATTAAATGTGTGATGTCTAATTTGAAAAAGAAATAGCCATGAGCAAACTATATAAAGTAACTATTTTCGGGGAATCATTCCTAATCGGGTGGTTCCCTTTCTCTTCACGCTGGTATAACAAGCTAAAGATAATCAAATGATAGTACGTCATTTTATAAGAGTTCCGGTTGGAAGTACTGTCTATTGCGACAATCAGCCGGTTAAAATACTAGAGAAAGGATATGCCCTTGCTCTATGTGATGTTAATGGGAAACGGGTATATATCACTTGCTATGATTTGGAAAAGAAACCATTCGTCAGCACGAATGGGGAAGAATGAAAAAGAGCCAACCCACGCACGACCATGAATCAGCTCTTCCTTACACGATTATGATGCAAATATACTATTTACTTTTAAAATAATCGTGTTATGGAACTGGATTTTAACAAAATAATTCGCCTTAAAAAGATTAGAATTGAGAAATCAGAACTTTCAGAAGAAGAAAATACCTTAGCTTCACCGATTTTGAGAGATAAAAGCCTTATTAGGGATATCTATAAAATCTTCGTTGAGCTATTGAATAGCAGAAGTCTTCCCCCTTGTATTGATAGTGTTACCCAGCGGAAGAAGTTCATCTTCATTATCCTGTACCTGTTTTCTCCAAGTTCGCTTGCCGGTGGGAAAATGACAGCTGGGTTACGCGAAGAGATGTCAAGGGTACTTGGGGTTCAGTCCAAGAGTACAATTTCCGACAACTGCGCTGATGTCGTGTTTCTCTATCAGAACTATGGGGATTTCAGCGGGGATATAGAGTATCTTTATACCGAAATCGTAAATCGGTTAAGAATCAAAGGGCTAATCAATTAATGAGCCGGGGCTTAGTGCTCCGGCTTAATTTTTGTTTGGATTTGTTTTGCGATGGATTGCGTATCAGTTATTAAGGATTTAAGTTCTTCATTAGTTATATTGATATAACCTCCATCTTTTTTTCTACCATTTCTATGTGCTAATAAATTCCTATAATAGAAGTGTTTTTTCATTTTCCCATTTGTGTCGATTATAGAAACTTTAAATAATTCTTTGAGTATATCTTTTATAGTATCAATGTTACTATAAGATGTCCTCATTACATATTCTATGACCTTTTGCTCCCATTGGGCAACAAGATTGTCTTCTTTTAATTTAGTCATTTCATCTTTTTTCTTGCATGGAGGAATTGAATTGAAAAAATTATTGAAACTTTCTTCGTCTTGGATTATTTTGGTTAAAATAATGTCACAAATAAATGTATCTAATGATGTAATGATATTAATATATGACAATTTATTGATGATATTTTGTTTTTGTTCGTCCAATCCTTTGATGTTAATTACACTTTGGATTTCATCAATTCTTTGCTTAAAATCATTATATGATCCGATAAAGTCTTTTGCAAAAAAATAAGCAAATGTATGTTGTGTTGTAAAGAATGTTTTTGCGTAATATTCATTAAAAATAGATTGGGGATGCTCATTGCTAATTTCAAGGTAAGGCTCTCCTGTTTCAGTTATAGTATTGGGCTCTATAATTTCAGAATTTTCAGGAGGGAGATCGTATGATGCCCCTGCATTCTTATATGCAAAAAATGGAGTCGTTATTAAGATTCCTCCATTGACATAAATCCTTTTTCCCATATGTTTTATTCTCCTTTCTTTATTTATAGTATTCTTTCCCTCGTATATTCTTATGTTCCGGCATACGTGGCTCTTCGTCAAAATGAATTTTTCCACCACAGTGAGGGCAGGTAATAGTATTGGCATCATTTTTCACTTCTTCCGGTGAAGCAAAGAGTTGCCACATCGGAACGTCAAGGGCTTCCGCAACCTTTTCAAGTGTTGGATAAGACGGGCTTTTCAATATAGCATATAGGTTCTGTCTGGTAGTGTTCATTTTTTCTGCGAAAGATGTCATATTAAACCCCTTTTCTTTAATAAGCAATTCTATTCTATTCATACCTTTAGTTTTTTTTGCAAAGATACGTTTATTATAGTAGTGTCAAATATATCATTTACGAAATATTGTTAAATGAAAGAATATACTTTCTTATTTTTTTGTAGTGTCAAATATATCATTTACATTTGCATCATCAGAAACGAAGTAATAACAATTAAAAGATATACGATTATGACAACAAAGAATATCATCAGAGAAGTAAGTTACAAAGGTCACATAATAACAGTGTTTGAAGATGGCTTTCATCAAGAATTTGTAATCATAGATAATGACGAATCAAAGCTGTATGATAGCATTGCAGATGCAAAGAGAGTTATTAGAGGCGAGCAACCTTATTACGAAATAAACTGAGTTTAACCAGCAGGGCGAAAGCCCTGCGCAATATAGAAGGATATGACTAAGAAAGAATTAATTGCAGCACTTGCAAATGTAAATGATGACGCGGTGGTATTGTTTGGCACGAAAGAAATTCAGTTTTTCGGTGCATTTGCTACACAGGTATATATTAACTGGGATAGTAATGAGGTTCTTATAGCCAATAAGCACACAGATGCCACAACACCAGTTTACTGCGAGTTATTACATGAGGATAAAACGCATTAACATAAATCGGCAGGGCGAAAGCCCTGCGCAATATAGAAGAATATGAAAGAAAATATATTTTTAAAAGCAGTTATAGAAAAACCGTTATTGAATAATGAACCAGAAGTTTTACACCTTTTCGTTCAAATTATCAATGAAATAACTTCTTGTATGTCAGAAGACGAGTTAAGAGGCTGTATGAGCTCTTTAATAGTAAGACACCCTTATTTTAAACTGTTTTTCGATTATGGTTTCGGACATAATCATATGTGGGTGAAAGCATCAGGTTCTTTAGAAAGATTGATATTGGTTGAGTTCTAATCCGGTAGCCTTATGGCTACCACAATATACACGATTATGAAAGCAGATTTAGTTTTAGTTATCAGCCCTGAAGCCCCACTGATGAAGCAACTGGGCAAGGTATTGGGTAAGATGGTAACCCCTTATGACTTCTCTACTATAGAGAGGGGTGAAAAGTACATCACCATACAGCATGATGAAACAGGGTTTGTAGTGGCTTATACGAGTGAAGAAAGATTGAACGTAAAAATGAATTAAGAATGAAGAATGTATTAGAATCTTTGAAAGAAAGTGTCAAGAGTGGCAAAATCACAATCAGAGAGGCAGCTATAAAGCTGCATAAAGCAGGGTGGACGAGTTTTGTAGACGTGGATAAAACGAAACAATTACTTGAATTATGAACTCAATAAATGTAAACGGTTGCAGCGTATGCCAGCCCGGCAAAGAGAATTACACTACCTACAACACCAGGTTGAGAGGTAAAAAGAGTGAGAATGTACCAGTACGACTACCGTACTGAAAGCGGTGAACTTTTTTCTTGTTGTGCGCCTACCTTAGAGGCGTGTAGAGAAAGACGGGATAAATGGCTTAGTTCACGACAATAAGCCGATTGTCGTGTATAACGATTGAAGATATTTCGTTATCTTTGGTTGTGGTAGTACCTTTGGGGTACTATCGCGGGGTGTAGCAGTGGTAGCTTTTCACTTTGACTTGGTGAAGGTCGGTTGTTCGATTCAGCCCCCCGCAACTATTGAGTATTAATTTAAATTTGACACGATTATGAACATTCTTACATTAAGCATCAAACAGAAGTATTTCGATGAAATCTTGGCAGGCAAGAAAACCCACGAATACCGTGAAATCAGACCAACTAACGCTAAGAAGTATATCACTTACCTATGTGGCGGTAAAGAATATCCGGCTGATGCAGAACTGCCTGAAGAAGGTGAGGTAGAATTGAAGCCTATCAAGTACGATGCAATCAAGCTTCTGACAGGTGCATATACAGGTAAACGTCCTTATATTATCGTTGAAGTGAAAGCAGCAGAAGCTGTTATTCTCACAGATGAAAACGGTAATGATATTGTTTACGAACATCAAGGCGAAGAATATCTTGCTGCACAAATGAATTATACTTTGGGCAAGATATTAGAAAAACATATAGATTGATTTGTTTAACTTTTAAAATTAGAAAGCAGAGTCGCAAGAAGAATTAACAGAGTAGCCGGGCCTCGCAGAAATATGAATGGTGCAGGGGCAGGTGGTAGATTGGTTGCCAATCGTAGAGGTACAGCAAGTGCCACACAGTTAGGATCACGCAGACAGCGTTACAGTGATCTTCGTACTTCATTTGGTTTAAGTGGTGGCTAGCTATGAACAAAGTAGAACAAGCGAGTCAATATATAGACCTCATTCGGGTAAAATCGAATGAGGCTTTACTGTTTTTATCACTTGGTAAAGATTCGCTTGTTCTGCTTGATTTAGTCTATCCGAAGTTTGACCGGATTGTTTGCGTGTTCATGTATTTCGTTAAGAATTTGGAACATATTAACCGTTGGATAAACTGGACTAAAGCCAAATATCCGAAAATAGAGTTTGTTCAAGTACCACATTGGAATCTCACTTATATTCTCCGTGGCGGTATGTATTGTGTGCCAAATCCGAAAGTAAAGCTGTTGAAGTTGGCAGATGTGGTAAAGGCTATGCAACTTACTCATGGAGTTTATTATACATTCTTGGGCATGAAAAAAGCTGACGGTATGAATCGTAGACTTATGTTGAAAGGGTATGAGGTAAACGGCTACGAGAATAACGGTATGGTTTATCCTTTAGCTGATTGGACACAAAAGGATATTCTTGCTTATATGAGGCAGCATAATTTACCCGAACCAGTTCGGTATTCATTGAAAGCCAGTTCGGGAGTAGGCTTCAATTTTGATTGTATGCTTTGGATGGAGAAGAACTATCCACAGGACTTACAGAGAATTTACAAAACTTTCCCGATGGCTGAAAGAGTACTTTGGGAGTATCATAATCAACAAAAGTAATATGTATGGAACTAAGTAAATATATCAAGAGTGAATCGGTAGAACTTAACCGTTCTGCCATTCGTTTTGCAGACTACAATCCGAGAAAACTTTCCGATGAATCACGCAAAGCATTAAAGCGTGGTATCAAGAAATTCGGATTGGTAGGTGGAATAGTTGTGAATAAGCGTACGGGGCTTACAGTCGTCAGTGGGCACCAGCGTTTGTCTGTCATGGACGAATTACAAAAGTTTCCCGATAACGACTATCGCATTCGTGTCGATGTCATTGACGTGGACGAACAGCAGGAAAAGGAGTTGAATATTCTAATGAACAACCCTAATGCACAAGGTTCTTGGGATTTTGACGCTCTTGCCCGTATTGTTCCTGATATTGACTGGAAAGATGCAGGATTGACGGATGCCGACTTGAATATGATTGGGGTTGATTTTCTTTTGCAGACCGAAGAAGAAAGCTCCATTGCTGACGAACTGGAAAGCATGATGTCGCCTGTAACAGAACAAAAAGAAGCCGATAAAGCCGCCAAACAGTTGGAACGTGCTGAAAAGGTAGCCCACATGAAAGAGGTCAAGCATCAGGTGAAAGAAAACGCACAGAAGCAAGCTGAGAACATGGATGCCTATGTGATGTTGTCCTTCGATACCTATGAAGCTAAAGCCGCTTTCTGCGAAAGGTTCGGGTATGAACCAGATATGAAGTTTATAAAGGGAGAAGTTTTTGATGAACAAGTAGAAAGAATAGATTAATTATTGGGAGGAAAGCTGAGTTAGAAAGAAAACATATAGCCAGTTATATCAGCAGTCCAGACGAATAATGTACAACGCTGGAAGACAATACGGGTTAGGTTCTGCAAGACAAAGAAACATAAGGGATAGAACGAAATCCATAATGGGAAGATATGCTGAGAAAATAGATAGCTATTTCTCAAAAAGAGGAGTTGATGTCTATGGAAACAAGCCAATTTCTCGCCGTGTCTATATGGGTAACAATAACGGTTAAAATTATGAGCAATAGTGAATCTCAAAATAGAAAAGGTAAAGGAGGAAGAAAGCCTAAGTTTGATTATACAAGCGAGGAATTTCTTTCTCTCGTGGAATCGTATGCCAAAAAGGGATTCACTGACAAGGAAATTGCTTATGCCATAGGGATTTTGCCTCAAACATTCTGCGAAAAGAAAAGTGAGTACACCGAAATATCCGAAGTCTTAGCGCGTGGGCGCGCGACAATCAATGCCACTGTAAGGGCTAAATTCCTTGCAATGGCTCTCGGTGGCATAAAAACCAAAAGCACCGTGGTAAGAAAGCTCCGTGATTCAGAAGGGAATTTGACGGGCGAAGATGAATTACAAGTAAGCGAAAGCGAGTTGGCTCCTAATTTGCAAGCAATGTCCGTTTGGCTGTACCACCATGATGAAGATTGGAGAAAGATTGAGCGCAAACAAGATGAAGACGCTGATATTCCAACAGACATAGAGCATGGCATTAACATTGATTCTTGGATTAAAGACAAGCTGAAATGATAGTACCTCAAGAAATTTACCATCCATTATACGAGGATAAGGAAAAATTTATAATTCTTATTACCGGTGGGCGTGGTTCGGGAAAGTCTTTCAATGCTTCTACCTTTATTGAGCGGTTGACTTTTGAAATGACTCCCGTAGAGAAAATAGTTCATCAGATTCTTTACACCCGTTACACGATGGTTTCTGCCGGTATGTCTATCATCCCCGAAATGATGGAGAAGATAGATTTGGACGGTACCACGAAATATTTCAAGACCACAAAGACGGACATAGTCAATAAGATGACTAAGAGCCGTATCATGTTTCGGGGTATCAAGACTTCTTCCGGAAACCAGACAGCAAAACTGAAATCCATTCAAGGCATTACGACTTTTGTCTGCGATGAAGCGGAAGAGTGGACAAGCGAAGATGAGTTCGACAAGATAATGCTCTCCATTCGCAAGAAGGGTATTCAGAACCGGATTATCATTATAATGAACCCATGTGATTCCAATCACTTCATCTACAAGAAATACATTGAGAAAACTCACAAGCTGGTAGAGATTGACGGTGTGCAGGTTCAGATTTCCACTCATCCGAATGTGCTCCATATCCATACTACGTATTTTGATAACTTGGATAACCTTTCTCCTGAGTTCCTGAAAGAGGTGGAAGATATGAAGGTGAGTAATCCTGAAAAGTATGCTCATGTGGTTATCGGCCGGTGGGCTGACGTTGCAGAAGGTGCTGTGTTCAAGAAGTGGGGAATTGTTGACGAGTTCCCGGCTTGGGCAAAGAAAATTGCTTTCGGGCAAGACTTCGGTTATACGCATGACCCGTCTGCTTCCATTCGTTGTGGTATCGTTGATAACGCCCTTTACTTGGATGAAGTGGATTACCGTACTGGATTGCTTTCTTCTGACATCATCAAGACTCTTCGCCCGTGGGGATTGAAAGTCATTGCTGACAGCGCAGACCCACGTTTGATTCAAGAGATACACAACGGAGGAATCAAGATATATGCCGTAGAGAAAGGTGCAGGCTCTATCAATGCCGGAATTGACAAAATGAAAGATATGGAGATTTATATAACCAAAAGCTCGTACAACTTGCAAAGCGAGTTCAGAAAGTATGTTTGGGCAAAGGATAAGGACGGGAACTATATCAACGAACCGGAAGACCATGACAATCACGGAATAGATGCTGTACGTTACTATGTATTGGGTGAGCTTCTTGGTAAGATTCAGAAGCCGAAAGATTTAACAGGAATATTCACACATTAAAAATATAAGCTATGCCATTGAATTTAGAAGAAATATTAGCATTGCCTGACATCGGGCAGAAGATAAACTACCTGAAGAAAGGTAGGAAGACTGAACTTCCCGACCGTTGCAAACTTTGGGATGATTGGAATCCGGAACGACATGAAATCATGGTTGACAAAAAGAAATATCCGGACAGAAAGGTTCTTGAAAAAGAAGCTGAGAAACACTTCGATGAAAAAACTGGTAAGACTTATGAAATCGAAGCAAAGTATAAGACTGAACCGGTGAACCGTATTTCCATTCCATTGGAACAAGATATAGTGAATATTCAAACTGCTTTCACGGTCGGCACAGAACCGTCTATGGATTGCATTCCGACTGATGATGATGAAAAGAAGCTGCTGGATGCGGTAAAGGCTGTATTTAAATCCAACAAAATCAAATACCAAAACAAGAAGATTGTCCGTGCCTGGCTCTCCGAACAAGAAGCGGCAGAATATTGGTATGTTACCGATGATGATTCGTTTTGGGCAAAGTTTTGGAAGAAAATAAAGACTTCTTTCGGTGGCAAGGTCAAGCCCACCAAGAAACTGAAAAGCGTGTTATGGTCTCCATTCAGAGGTGATAAGCTATACCCGTTCTTTAACGACGAAGGTAAAATGATTGCTTTCTCACGTGAGTATAAAAAGAAGCTCATGGATGATTCGGAGGTCACCTGCTTTATGACTATCACGGACAAAATGGTTTATCAATGGGATTTGTCTAAAGGGTATGAAGAAAGAACGCCTTTTGCTCATGGATTCCCAAAACTACCGGTTCTCTATGCTTATCGTCCTGAATCTTATTGCAAGAAGATAAAGACATTCCGTGTCCGGCTGGAAAAACTGTTATCTAATTATGCTGATTGTATAGACTACCATTTCTTCCCACTGCTGAAGCTAATTGGAGATGTAGAGGGTTTCATGGGTAAGGTTAAGGATAGAATGGTCAAACTTACAGGTGAAGGTGCGGATGCCCAGTATCTGACGTGGAACCAAGTTCCGGATACGGTACGTTTTGAAGCAGAAACACTCACTAATATGGCTTATGATATGTCAAACACTCCAAGAATATCCTTTGAGACGTTGAAGGGGGTAGGCAAAGCATCAGGAACCGCTTTCCGCTTTATGTTCATGGGTGCACATATGGCGGTAGAAAATCACGGTGAGGTTATCGGTGAGTTCTTGCAGCGGAGAGTAAATTTCATTGTTTCCGCTTTAGGCTCTATCAATCCAACCGAGTTTAACAAGGCATCGCAGACCATTGACATAGAAACAGAACTGGTTCCATATATGATTGATGATTTGAATGATAAGGTGACTACTGCCGTTTCCGCTGTCAGTGGTGGAATTTGGTCAACACGTGAAGGTATCATGTTTGCCGGAAATGCTGACCGCATCGAAAGCGAATTGAAAGAAATTAAAGAGGAGAGAAAAATGAAAGAATCTGAAAAAGACAAAGGGGGCTGATTAGTCCCCTTCTTTAAACTTCCAGATATATCCGTAGGCTTGGTGGTAAATACCTCTACAACATTTAAGGATAAAGCTATTGCACCCATTAAAAGCTCTTGCAATTTCTTTTGAACCATGCCATTCTTTAATAAATTTACCATCAAGGGTATATTGTAATATTGTTCTTGATCGTTTATTATCTATACCTTTGGGCTGTGGCGTACCTTTTTTACTTTCACTAATTTTCTTTCGTGTTAAAGGATTATTCATATTGCCTGTTTTGGTAACCCAATGCAAATTTACAGCTCTATTATCGTCTTTAATAGCGTTTATGTGGTCAATGTCCGGCTTATTACTTGGGTTGGGAATAAAAGCTAATGCTACTAATCGATGAATGGCTTTTCGCTTATATTTTTTGTTCTTATATAAACAAACGTATGTATAACTATGTATTTTTAATGGTTTTAAGATATGTTCTTTCATCAACCAATCTACCGAACCGTTAAAGCAATATTTAGGTAATGCCTTTACTCTACCTAAATTTGATACTTGGTATAATCCTTCGTACCCTTCAATGTCTTTCCAAATTTCGTCCATATTCTTTTTTGCTTTAAAGTTAATAAATAAAAGGCAGTCTTTATGTCGTGCGAAGACTGCCTTTGAGTAATCGTGTATGGTTAGTTTTTAAATATCAGCTTATACAAACCCGAAGTCGGTGACGAGAACATTGGTGCACGTCCGGCTATTACCATCCGTTTGCGTTCTTCTGGAAATACGTCTTTCAGCTTCTCAATATTGCTTTTCAAACGGTCTTCTGTAAAAATACAACCGCTTGCCTCTTCAAGCATGAAGTCGTTAATCACTTTTATTAATCCCTGTACATAAAGGTTATTCATGTCAATTACTAATTCTTCTGTTTTCATATTCGTTATATTTATGTGTTTATACTTAATTTCGTTTACCACTGTTATTATGAGATTTTAACAAGGTTGCATTTCTTGAAACAACGCCATTCTTCTTTTTCAGTGTCAAAGTACACCTGGCAATTATCAGCCGTTTTCTTTGTACCTTTTGTTTCGGGTACTCTGTTTTCCAAGAGAGTGCCAAAGGCTTGACGTAGCGTACCGTCTGTCTTTTTGAAGTAAAACTCTACTATCTTCACTTTCAAAGCCGCTTTCAGTTTTAAATTAGCCCATGCGCATTTCAATGCCTCACTCATTGAATAACCGTTCTTGCGAACGAACGACCATGCCATTTGCATAACCTCTTTCATCTGACTTCTAAATTTTGTGCTCATACTCTTATATAATATATTCTATTTTTATATGCGCAAATATAGATTATATTATATAATTAGCAATAATATCACTGTTAATAAAATGTAATATGATATATTTTTATAGATTGAAATTAGATTATAATATATAATGTGTATATTTGTATCTGAAATCAAACTTATAATATATTATATATGGATTTACGAGTGAAGGAAGTATGTAAAGAGAAAGGAGTAACTCTTGCAGAAGTAGCATCTAAAATAGGTGTGGCTCAAGCAAGCCTTTCTAAAATGTTGGGAGGTAACCCTACTATTGGTACATTGGAAAAGATTGCCGATGCTTTGGGTGTTCCGGTAACTGAACTATTTGAGAAGTCAAACACCGGAGATATAGTAGGCTTCGTGAAGATAGGAGATACCGTGCATGAGGTAAAGTCTGCGGAAGATGTTAAGGATTTAGCTGAAAGGTTATGATTATGGAGACAACTACAAAATACGACACTATTATCAATTTCTTTTTAGATAATTGGATTATAGCTACCATTGTTGTAGCAGCTGTAGTAATAGGGTTTATTCCTTCATTAAGAGATGGAATAAAACAGATTTATGACTTAATAAAGGAAGCCTTCAAAAAAGAAGAATTTGTAATTAAATATAAAGATGAGACAATAACTTTTGAAATAATGCTTCGAAGCCAACATTTTGATATTGTTAAAATCCATGCAATAACACATGTTTTGGGAGTACATTCTGAAAGAGAATGGATAAATAAATACTATCCTGATTATAGTTGGGGCATGCAAAAGCTGAGAAATATAACATTGGACGGGAATAAATCAATACCTTTTGATATAATATGTATATCGAAAGGGAATAACCATAAGGAGATTTATTTTGACCTAAGTGATTTTTTTAACGAATCAGGATGTACTTCTTCTGATATAAATAAGTTTGCAGAGGGGAAAATTAAAGAGATATATAATAGGAAAAATTAATACATGTAGAAGAGGAACTTGCAGAAATCAAAGAGGAACAAGCAGCAAAGAATGAGCAAATCGGAGATAAGGGAAAGAAAAACGCCTCTTAGTTAGAAAAATTACGGGACTTATAGTTTTAGTATAAGAAAAATAGTTAGCGGTGGCTTCAAAGAGTTGCCGCTATTTTTTTGCTCTTTTAAATTATAAATATTAGAATATAATTTTGAATTATAGAATTATATATGTATTTTTGCCACATGATAATTGAGTAACCAATGAGAATATTTACCGAACAAGCATTAAAAGAATATGCAGAGAACCATCCCGATTCAAAGGTCGCTTTGCAAGAATGGACTACCATTGTGAAAAGAAGCAAGTGGACCTGTTTTGCCGATATTAAGAAAACGTTTAATAGCGTTGATAATGTAGGTAATCAACACTATGTTTTCAATATCAAAGGCAACAACTATCGTTTGGTAGTAGTGATTAAATTCACTATTCAGTTTGTGTATATTCGCTTTATTGGTACTCATAAAGAATATGATAGAATAGATTGCGCTAATATTTAGGATTATGACAAAGATAGAAAATCAAGCCCAATATGAATGGGCGGTGAAAAGAGTAGAGGAACTTCTTCCATTAGTGAAAGATGATACTCCTTTGAATGACCCAAATAGCATAGAATTGGAGCTTCTTTCTAATTTGGTTGCTGATTATTCCGAAGAACATTTTGCATTGGGAGAACCAACACTTGTGGATGTTCTTAAACTTCGTATGTACGAAATGGGGCTTAATCAAAAATCACTTGCAAAGTTGGTTGGTGTCAGCCCATCACGGCTAAGTGATTATATATCCGGTAAATGTGAACCTACTTTAAAAGTTGCTCGTGAGATAAGCCGGAAGCTAAATATTGATGCTAATATAGTGTTAGGTGTATAAGTATAAGTTTTTGATGTGATATATTTTAGGCGTGATTCATTCGGTTTCACGCCTAAAATAACTTACCTCCAAACAAGCTTCTTAAGCTAAAATCTATATCCGTAATTCTTTTTATTTCAATTAAATCTCTATATACAAATCCGCCAACATTTATTTTTTCACATTGCATTTTTAAATAAATTTCACGAGATAGTTCAGCTCTTGGGGTAACTTCTAAAAAGAACCATTGTCCATACAATATTAATGTATAAAATCCATAAGTTTCTATATCATTAAATTGTGAATCGGAAAAGGAAAACTTAGGAGATGAAAATTTTTCTTCTATTAAGTAAACTCCATTATTGACTAAATAATACAAAGGAATATCTCCAATATTATAACGTGCAAATCTCCTAATTTGATTAAATCGATTGTCTAATCCATTACCTGTTATTTTATGATATTCTTGAAGGAACATTTCATATATTCCTCTCTTGAATTGTCTTGCAAATGTTGTTAGAAATCTATCATTAAACTTAAAATGTGATTTGAGAACTATTTTTCTTTTTGACTTCCAATATTCGAAATATATTGACTTTAATCTTTCTGAATTATCTTTTCTGTTAAGCAAGGCTTTTGGTAGTCCAAATATTTCTTTAACACAAACTTCTATACAAAGTTTAGGAAACACAAAGTCGTCAGGTTGACCGAAATAGTGATTGCATTCATCGCAAATATCAACACCAATATTTATGCTACCTAAACTTTTTGGCATAGTATGTGGCTTCTCTTTAAATGTCGTTTGAGTTACATCTTTACCACAAAAAATACAAGTTCCTTTATTTATATAGTCCATACTGTTACTTTATTTTACAGCAAAAATAGAATTTTAAATTGATTTCTTCACAACCTTTTCTTAGTGAATGCTATACAACCTAATTATTTCCCCTTTAATTGTTTCCTCCTTACTTTTATACCGTATTCACGACAATCAATCCATTGTCGTGAATGGGAAGCTTAAATATTTACTAATCATCTGCATTGGTGGTATTTTTACTTCCGTAAATTGAATTTCAAATTTAATAATTCATACGGTATGATAAGCTTAGAACAAATCTTGGCAGGACTGCAACAGAAATTCGCTGGGGTGGACACTGCTATCTTAACCCGAATCGCTACTAAAAAGGCAGAGGGTGTAACGGACGAGACAAAGGTAAACTCTATTATTGAGGGTATCAGCTTTTCGGACGTGCTTAATTCCTATGGTGATTTCCGTGCCGGGGATGCTTCAAAAACGGCAGTGACTAACTACGAGAAGAGGCATAACCTTAAAGACGGTAAGCCAATCGAGACTACCACAACCACCAAAACGGAAGAGAATAAAGACGATGTGCCTGCATGGGCGCAAGCTTTAATTGACTCCAACAAGAACCTTTCTGATAAGCTAACACAGTTTGAAACGGAAAAGGCTCAAGCAACACGTAGCCAGCAGATTTTGGCAAAGGCAAAGGAGTATGGTATTCCCGAAAACTACGCCAAACGATGCGCCATTAAGGACGATGAGGACTTGGACGCATACTTCAAGGACTTGAAGCAGGAGTT